CTTCCGGCGGATTTATTGACGGCATTAAGATGCTGGGACTTACGATAGTAGAAACGCTTCTTCCGCCCATTCAAAAATTCCTTGACCTTCTTTCGCAACTTCCGTTTGTCGGTGACAAGTTCAAGGACTTTAGCGGTGAGCTTAACAGCTGGATTGAAAGCTCAAAGGCGGGGCTCATGCCAAAGGAAACTGTTAGCTACGGCGCAGAGGATGCGGCAGGAAATCATCCCTACATTCCGATTCCGACAAGGACGGCGGCGGCAGCCAACAGCTACAGCAGACAGGAGACGGTTACTACGAGCAGGGTCCAGATAGGACTTGACAACGGGCTTAAGGCAAAGGGTGGCAGCAATGCCCCTGGGGTTACTATTAACCGTGGCGGATCTAGCGGGAGCTTCTGATGGAAGATGTAAACGTATTTGAAGGGGATGTGCTTTACACGGCGACCCCAGACGGCGGAGACATAAAGATTGAAAACGGGCTTGTCAAGGACTGCCGGAACTTTGACACGGCGGCCTATCTTTCACTTTTTGGCGGAAATGAAAACGATGCGGACGGGCGCGAGAAAGACACCTGGTGGGGAAACCTTATTCCAGGCACAGACAGGAGCGAATGGATGCAGAGCGAGTTCGGGGCAACCGTTGCGGGCTACCCTTTGACGAGCGCGAACATCCAGAAGGCAGAGGCAGCGGCGGGGCGAGACCTTGCATGGCTAAGGACTGAGGCGGATGCGGACGAGGTTAATGTGTTGCTTTCTGCCACCAGCGCAAAGAGCGTTAACCTTAGCGTTGAGGTTATGCAGGACGGAAAAAAGACAGGCGGGTGCGCTTATGAATTCCAGTGGACAGAGGCGGTGCGGTAAATGTACGAAAATAAAACGGTTGACTATATATATAATTTATTGATTCAAAGTTTTCAGGAAAAATTCAACAACAGGCTTAGGCTCTTACCCAAGTCTTTTATTGTTGTCTTGTCCAAGGTACTCGCGGGAATTTTTTTAATTCCTTATAAATTGACCGGGTGGTTCTATTTGCAGCTTTTCCCGGACACTGCATCCTTTGACGAGGTGGACGTCCTTGGCTATACCTTGCGGCCGCTTGTTAAGCTGGGCAATTTGTTTGGCGTGGGGAATCCTACAAGCGGTGCGTCATGGGAAGGAACTGTTAGGGCTAACGTCATTTATACAGGCAATGCGGTTATGGCGGGCACGCAGCTTAAGAGCGAAAAGACCGGCTGCCTTTATGCGACTTCCGTTTCGGTGATGACAGAGGGGGAGAGCGTTGACATTCCCGTTTATTGCACGCAGGCGGGAATTGTCGGAAATATTGACGAAGGGGACAGCCTTCATTTTGTCTCACCGATTGGCTTTGTCCAGGAAGATGCAGAAGTGGTGGAGACGGTGAAGCTGGGCGTTGACGACGAGACAGAGGCACACTATAGAAGCAGGGTTCTTAACAGGTATAGCACGCAGCCACAGGGCGGGGCTTTGGCTGATTACCGCCTTTGGGCTTTTGATGTGCCTGGTGTTTTGCAGACCTATCCATACAATGATGAAGATTCACCCGGGGGAGTTCTGCTTTATGTTTCAGGGACGACTGATTTGTTCCCGGACAGAGTGCCCGATTCAACTTTGCTTAAGCAGGTGGGGCACGCCTGCACCTATGACCCGGACACAGGGGTTGCGAACAGGAAGCCGATAACGGCAATTCTTGACCCGCAGGGGGATGAATCTTATCCGAATGTCCGCGCGGTACGAATTATTACATTCAATGTTTATGTGACTGGTTTTTCCGGGGACGGCGATTTTGGAAGCCAATTAAAAACGGAGCTTGAAACTTTTTTTGACAACCGCGAGCCGTACATCCGCGGGCTTTCGAGCGACAACAACAGGAGCGATTCAATTCTTAGGAACTCGCTAATATCAATTGCCAACAGTGTGGCGGTCAGCATGAAGGCCAAGTTTGATACGGTGACAATGAACATCAACGGCCCGGAAATTAGCGAATATGACCTTGGCAAAGGTGAGCTTGCAGCGTTGGGCAACCTTTACATTAACGGAGAGCTATATGAGGGCTAGTTTTTTTAACGCCGTTAAAAATTTGCTTCCCTCCAGCAGTGCCTGGAATTTGACGCAGGAAAAGAACGTGCGGAAACTTTTCGAGGCTATTGCCGTCTTGCCGGAGGATTTACGGCGGGAAATTGAAAGGGTTTATATGGACTTCTTCCCGGATTCAACGCGCTGCATTGACAGGTGGGAAGAGGTTTTTACCGTTCTTTCGGCAAACATGGACATTGAGCAAAGGCGGAACTTCTTAAGCCTTTTGTGGGGGATGAACCACGGCGGGCAGTCGCTTTATTTTATCCGCAGCGTTTTGGAAAATGTTTTTCCCGGAATTGTTGTTGAAGAAAACATTCCTTGTGCAAATCCGCGTGAATCGAACATTGCCTATTTTGCGGTTTGCGATAATGAAATAATGGTGTGCGATGGGGAAAAGGCGGTCTGTGATTACCGCGAAGGTGATGAAAGTTTTGTTCCTACAATTCTAAGGAATGGAACGGCAGGGCCTTATTCAATCCCTAATGATGAGCGGTACTGGGAGTTCTGTTTTTATGTTTGCAAGAACATCGTCCGCAATTCACGCAATGAAATTCTTTATGTGGAGAAATTGCAGATTCCGCGGATTTACAAAAATTACATTGAATACTTCATTCTGCGCATTAAGCCTGTCCATACGGTGGCGGTGCTTGCGGTTGAATGGACGGAGGAATAGGGATGCTTAAGATTGATGCGAATTATACGGACTTCCGCGACGATACGGATGCCGCTTATCCATACGGCAAGGCAGTTCCGGCAACGTCACCAGGAAGTATAGACGGTACGCCCTGGCGTGCGCTTTGGTTTAACGACCTGCTTGGCGCAAGGACGGCAATTTTTAAAAAGGCTTTTGGCACTACGGTAAGGCAGCCTTCAAACGTGCCGGACAACATGGACAGTTCGGACGTTCTTGATGCGATTCTGCGCATTATACAGGATGCGCTTAATTCGCGCATTTTTGCGTTTGACGTGTCTGGGGTGGAGACTACAATTCCATGGGGAACGCTTGGCATTAATTTTGACCCTGCAAAGACTTATGCCGCGGTGGTTACGCCTAACGGGAACTATGAAGAGTTCCTTCCCTTTGGGACTGAATGCCGTAGCGACGGCCTTCACATATACCCCCGGCGGTTGGTTGACGGGAAAATAATTCCTGGCACTAGGCGCATAAAGTGGGGTGTGAGAAAATGGGGAATAGGGAAGTGGGGAGAGTTTGACACGATGAAGGTTAATTTGCAATTTTCGGAGATTGAATAGGAGGAATAAAAGATGTTTGGAATACCAGATTATTGCCAGACAAAAAAGGATTGGCAGAATGCCGTAGATTTTGCGGTGAAGACAAACAGCGGAAAAAGGATTTTGTATTCACGGCTTAAGCATTTGCGTGATGACCACTATATGAAGGTCTTGAAGGATGCAAGCAAAGGGAAGCCCTCGGAAGAGCTCACAGACGAGGACTACGAGCTTGTGGACAATCCCGCTGCCGCAAAGTATAAAATCGGAATTACCGATGCGGAAATAAATGCATTGATGGAGGTGTTGGCATGAGTTTGCTTATATATAAGGATTTGGTTGATGATTGCAGCGTTGCGTGCATCCCGGAAAGCGGAAATTTTAAATGCGTCGGCGATTCGTTTTTGCAGAAAAAAGACCCGTTCCTTTACGATGAAAACAAATTGATTCTAAAGGACGGCACTGGTATTGACCTTTACGACGGCAACACCTGGCGGCAGTTCATTAACCGCGGGGACGTTGAATTTGACCCGGCGGCAAACCTTGACACTGGAGACAGTTTAGCTATTGGCAATGACTATTTTGTTTATCTTGTTTTGGATGGAGATGTAAATCCAGGCATTGTTGTATCTTTGAATACAACATACCCGGATGGATTTACAGCGGACAATTCGCGAAAGATTGGCGGATTCCATGTTGGGCATATCCGAAAAGTTAGCGAGGATGGGCTTTGGGTGCCTGTTGATTCTACAGGCACAAAATGGGGCTCTTCTGGCACCAAGTGGCAGGATAATGTAACTACTGGCATCGTGCCTAATTCGGTGT